CGCCCCTCAAGTCAGGCGTGCCTCGGATATCATAGACCCTATTAACCCGCACGGCAGCAGGGTTTTCAGAAATCAGCGGCAGGTCAGAAAATCCTTACAGGCAAGGCATTTCGGGTACATTCTGGGAGGACAATCCTCCAATCCGGGATCCTCTGCCTTTTTGATTTTCTGCGCCGTTATTTCAAACGAAATCAAAGGAATCAAACAATTCCTTGTGTGCCAACTTTGGCAGACGAAAGTCTGAAATCTATACTGCATAGCGAGAAGAAGGTGCAAATATGTGCACCTTCTGAAGTGCCACAAATTATTTTGATAAGAAGACGCTGCAGAATCTGCACCATCTTGAAGAGCCGCCGCCCACGGTGGCAGAAAGGAGTATTCATGGCAAAAGACGGAACCAACCGGGGTGGGAAACGCCAAGGCGCGGGACGTAAACCGAAGCCCCTGGCGGAGAAGCTCCAGGAAGGAAAAAAGGCGGCGGTTTTGGCGCTGCCAGAAAATGATCCCTATGATGGTCCTGAGATTGAAAGCATAAAAGAGTTTTTGTCTTCGGACCAGCGGATGGGCGATCTTTACGGCAAAGAGATATTTGAGCAGATGGTTACCTGGCTGCGTGACCGTAATTGTGCTCATCTGGTCAGTCCTCACCTGCTGGAACAATACAGCATGGCGATGGCGCGTTGGATACAGATTGAAAATGTAACCAGCGAATACGGACTTGTATCAAAACACCCTACAACTGGAGCTATGATCGGAAGCCCGTTCGTGACCATGGCGCAGGGCTATCTGAAACAGGCAAATATGCTTTATCAGCAAATTTTCTCCATAGTCACTGCAAACAGTATGGAGCCGGTAACAGGCAATCCTCAGGACGATATCATGGAAAAACTGCTGGGGATGTGATGGTAAGAAAATATTTTCATAGGTGCTTACAAGCAAATATTTGCATGGGTGAATCCCTGTACTGCGGAAAGGAGGAGAATCTAAATGAGGGATTATGAGCCGACACGGTTCATGCTGCCGACCAGTCATTATGACAAGGGAAAAGCTGACCGTGCCGTTATGTTCATCGAGAGCCTTAGGCACACCAAGGGCAGCTATTATAACAAGCCGTTCAAACTGCTCGATTGGCAGGAGAGGCTAATCCGTGACCTTTTCGGTGTGGTAAAGGAAGATGGCACCAGGCAGTTTAAACAGTGCATCACCTTCTGTGCCAAGAAAAACGGGAAGACGGAACTTGCGGCCGCGATTGCCCTGTTTCTCCTCTGCGCCGATCATGAACAGCGGGCGGAAATATACGGGGCTGCAGCTGACCGGCAGATGGCAGGTCTGGTATTTAATGTAGCGGCGGATATGATCCGGCTGTCTCCGGCGCTGCGGAAAAGGTGCAAGATACTGGATTCCAGGAAGCGAATCATATTCACGCCGACGAACAGTTTCTATCAGGTGCTTTCCTCCGACGCTGACCGGGCGCATGGCGTATCCGCCCATGGCGTGATCGTGGATGAGGTTCATGTACAGAAAAACCCAGATCTGGTGAATGTGCTGACCAAGGGCAGCGGTGATGCGCGTAAGCAACCCCTTCAGTTCATTATCTCTACAGCGGGTGACAACATCCACTCCATCGGATATGAACTATTCCAGAAGGCAAAAGACATTCTGGACGGCCGCAAGACCGACCCCACGATTTACCCTGTCGTGTATGCCGCCGACCCGGAGGATGACTGGACGAGCCCGGAGGTCTGGAGGAAGGCGAACCCCTCCATGGGCGTGACCTTCCCGGAATCCGCAATCCAGGAAGCATGTGAATCAGCGAAACAGAACCCGTCCGAAGAGAATGTATTCAAGACCCTGCGGCTCAACATCTGGACGAAGCAGGCTGTTCGCTGGATGCCTATGGAGCAATGGGATAAATGCGCTGCTCCTGTTGACGCAGAGGCGCTTCGTGGCCGACCGTGTTATGCAGGACTCGATCTTTCCAGTACACAGGACCTCACGGCGCTGGTATTGGTGTTTCCGCCCACAAATCCGGAGGAACCATACTCCATCCTGCCCTTCGCATGGGTGCCGGAGGAAACGATAACACAGCGGTCCAGGCGTGACCATGTGAATTATGACCTCTGGCGTAAGCAGGGCTTCATCCTGGCAACCGAAGGATCTGTTGTCGATTATGCAGCTATCGAGACGAAAATCATGGAGCTGCGGGAAATATACGACATTCGTGAGATCGCGTATGACCGCTGGAATTCCCAGATGCTGATACAGCATCTCAGTGGTGAAGGTATGACGGTCGTTCCCTTCGGCCAGGGCATGCAGTCAATGTCTCCACCGACAAAAGAGCTGTTCAAACTGACACTGGAAAAGAAGCTGGCTCATGGCGGACATCCAGTCCTGCGATGGTGCATGGATAACGTGGTCGTGGATCAGGACGCCGCCGGTAATATCAAAATCACAAAGGCGCGGGCGACAGAAAAAGTCGATCTTGCGGTGGCGCTGGTCATGGCGCTGGATCGAGCGGTCAGGCATGAGATGAACAAAGGCGAATCTGTATATGAAAACAGAGGCCTGCTGTTCGTCTGAGTGCCTCTGTAAATCTGTTCCCCTAATGAGCTTTTCAAGCTCATTATAACCCATGCGTCAAGGTCCAGCTGGTGGTAAAAGGACCAACACTTCATCAAATCAAGTACTCTTTTTCCTGTCGGAAAATCACATTTAACCGTTTTGCTAAAATTGGCTGAACGAGAAGCTCCGATGTGCAGAGCAGAAAGGATAATGGATGAGCATTTTTCAAAATATCTTCAAGCCTCGTGGCAGCAATCATCTGGCAGGCAGCGGCCCGAGATTCTTCTTCGGTCAGTCCGCTTCCGGGGCGAATGTCAATGAACGGACGGCTATGTCCATGACAGCGGTATACGGCTGCGTACGCGTCCTGGCGGAGTCCATCGCCAGTCTGCCGCTGCATGTGTATAAACGCGGCGAAAACGGGAACCGGGAGAAAGCAGAGAGCCTGCCGTTATATACTCTTCTGCATGATACGCCCAACGAAGAGATGTCGAGTTTCACTCTGCGGGAAACCCTTATGACGCACCTGCTTCTTTACGGCAATGCCTATTGCCAAATCCTGCGGAACGGGCGCGGAGAGGTGATCGCCATCTATCCGTTGTTGCCGAACCGTATGACGGTGGAACGGGATGAGAACGGCCAGCTGTTCTATCGGTATCAACGGTACAGCGAGGAACCTCCGACGATGGATGGCAATCAGGTGATCTTATCACCAGAAGATGTACTCCATATCCCCGGCATGAGCTTTGACGGTCTGGTAGGTTTAAGCCCTATCGCGGCCTGCAGGAATGCCGTCGGCGCGGGGTTGTCCGCCGACGAATACAGCAGCCGGTATTATGCGAACGGAGCGGCACCCATGGGCGTGCTGGAACATCCAGGCGTGATCAAAGATCCAGAGAAACTAAGAGATTCCTGGAACGCAGCATACGGAGGCACCAAAAACGCCGGGCGTGTCGCGATTCTTGAAGAGGGGCTCAAGTTCACGCCGATCTCCATCTCCCCGGCGGATTCACAGCTGCTGGAGACGCGGAAATTTACCGTTGAAGAAATATGCCGTATCTTCCGTGTGCCGCCCCACTTGGTTCAGGATCTGACAAAGACCAGTTACAATAGCGCCGAACAGATGAGTCAGGAATTTGTCTACTACACTCTTCTTCCATGGTGCGTGCGCATTGAGCAGGCAATGATGCGATCCCTGCTGTCAGCTGAGGACAGAAAGCATTTTGCAATCCGTTTCAATCTGGATGGCCTGCTGCGAGGTTCCTATGAAAGCCGTATGCGCGGATACCAGACCGCCGTGAATACCGGCATCTTCAGCGTCAATGACTGCCGTAAGCTGGAGAATATGGATCTGCTTACGCCTGAGGATGGCGGAGATACCCACATGGTACAGGGCGCAATGATTCCGCTGTCCATGGTCGGTGCAGCGTATACGAAACAGGCTGATAACAAAACAGAGTAAAGCGCAGCAGTAGGAGAAGCCCCTCCCGCTGCTGTTCTTTATATACACAGATGGCTCAACGCCGTCAATCCCTACGCTCCGTAAATCTGTATGCGGAGCTTTTTTGTGTGCCCATCACGATAACTGGGCAGAAAGGATATCTTCATGAAGAATTATACCATCAACGAACTCCGTGAAACCCGTGCCCGCGCCTGGGAGCAGGCCAAGGCTTTCCTCGACAGCCACCATGATGCCAAAGGCATGGTAAGCGCTGAGAACGTCGCCAAGTATGAGGCGATGGAAGAGGAAATCACCAATCTCGGCAAGCAGATTGAGATTCTGGAACGGCGCGAAGCCATGGACGCCGAGCTGGCAAAGCCTGTCGGCACGCTGCTGACGAATCGCCCCGGCATGACTGGCGACGCTAAAACTGGCCGCGCCTCCGACGCCTACAAGAACGCCATGCTGACTGCTCTGCGCACGAACTTCCGCACCGTCAACAATGTGCTGATGGAGGGCAACGACGCTTCCGGCGGTTATCTCGTTCCGACGGAATATGATGCCCGTCTGATCGAGGCTCTGGAGCATGAGAATGTGATCCGCTCCCTGGGCACCGTGATCCAGACCTCCGGCGAACGCAAGATCAACGTCGCGGCCAGCAAGCCCGCCGCCTCCTGGATTGAGGAAAACGGCGCGCTGGTTTTCGGTGACGCGACCTTCGACCAGGTGATTCTGGATGCTTACAAGCTCTCCGTGGCTGTGAAGGTTTCCGAGGAGCTTCTGGCGGATAACGCTTATGATCTGGAATCCTTCCTGATCAACGCTTTTGGCCGTGCTATCGCCAATGCTGAAGAAGAAGCGTTCCTCGTCGGTGACGGTAATGCGAAGCCCACGGGCCTGCTTCATGCTACCAAAGGCGGTCAGATCGGTGTGATGACCGCCAGTAATACGATTACTGCTGATGAAATCATCGATCTGGTGTACAAGCTGAAGCGGCCCTACCGTGCCAATGCCGTCTTCATCACCAGTGACAGCACACTGGCCGCTGTACGAAAGCTGAAGAACGACAACGGCTATCTGTGGCAGCCCGCCCTGACTGCCGGTGAGCCGGATCGTCTGCTGGGCTTCCCGGTATATACCAGCCAGTACGTTCCCACCATTGCTGATGGTCAGCCTGTTATGGCTTTTGGTGATTTCAGCTATTACAACATCGGCGACCGCGGTGCCCGTTCTTTCGCTGCGCTGCATGAGCTGTATGCCGGTGTCGGTCAGGTGGCCTTTGTCGCCAAGGAGCGCGTCGATGGCAAGCTGATCCTGCCCGAAGCTGTGCAGGTGCTCAAGATGAAGGGTACTGCAGCCCAGGGCTGAGATAACGCTCATATGAGTTGCTAAAAACCAAGGGACGTGCTCACGGAAGAGGGGCTTCTTTCCTGTGGGTGCGTCCCACTTCATTTTCCGCCTGAATCGCTGGGCGGAGTAACACACTGAGAACGACGATGAAAATCATCGAAAAATCGAGACAAAGCGAGGTGCAAATGATGATTCGCATGTAATCCCGCCTGCATGTGAGGGCCCATCTTCTGGGTGTCAATACATGACCAGGCAATTTTGATATGGAGGTATTGATATTGAAGAGACTCTCAGACACCCAGAAGAATGAAATACAGGCTATGCGGGCGGAAGGCCTTGGATATAAGGCGATCGCGGATAAGCTCTCATTGTCTCGCGAAACGGTTAGGAGCTATTGTAAAAGAAACCGCGTTTCTGCTGGGAGCACAGATACCGCTGTTACGGATACTGCATCTGAGATGAAGCAAGGCAACACCGTTTTCATCATCACAACCGCATACAGCGAAAACGCAACCGAGACGTTGGAAAAGAAGCTGGAAAAACTCATCCTGAACGAGGCTGCAAAGCTGTCCGGAAGTTATCAGTTTGTTCAGAAATCTGCCTGAGTAATGACTTGCAATGTGTGCCTTTCTGAGTGACTAATACGACTGGACAATCGATTCAAGGAGGAGTTGTAAAATGCCAAAACCAATATATGCGCCCGATAAGATCACGGCGCTCTACTGCCGCTTGTCAAGGGATGACGGTGGCGACGCCGAGTCGAACAGCATAGGGAACCAGAAAACCATCCTGAGGCGATACGCTACCGATCACGGCTTCAGCAACACTAAATACTATGTCGATGACGGCTGGAGCGGCGCAAATTTCAACAGACCCGGTTTCGAAGCCTTGATGGCCGATGTAGACAACGGGCTGATCAGTACGATCATCTGCAAGGACATGTCCCGCTTCGGCAGGGATTACTTGCATGTGGGTCTGTACACTGAGGTGAAGTTCCCGGAAGCTGGAATCCGCTTTATCGCCATCAACGACGGCGTTGACAGCGCCAGCGGTGCGTCCGATGATTTTACCCCTTTCCGCAACATCATAAACGAATGGTACTGCCGCGACATTTCAAAGAAAATCAAGGCTAGCATGCAGTCGCGGGCCAAGTCCGGCGAACACCTGACGGGGAATGCGCCTTATGGGTACAAAAAGGACGAAAATAATCCGAAGAAGTGGGTAATCGACGAGGTGCCTGCGAGCATCATCCGTGAAGTGTTCCTGCTATATCTCGACGGCAAGAATGCTGCTCAGATCGCAACGGAAATGGAAAAGCGTGGTTATGACGCGCCGGGCGATTACCTTGCAAAGCAGCATCAATACAAAAAAGGAAAAGCTGTAACGTTCGATACTCCCAAGGCCATGTGGCATCCCGGAACCATCCTGAACTTGCTTGATCGCTACGAATACTGCGGGCACACCGTGAGCTACAGAAGGAAAAGCATATCCTACAAAACCCATAAGAGTGTGCTCAACGACGAAGCCGACTGGATCATCACGAAAAACACTCAGCCTGCCATCATTGAAGAAGAAACCTGGCAGACTGTTCACAAGATGCGGGAAAGCGGCAGGCGCAGGAAGGAGCATGTGTGGGACAAGGGACCGCTGAACGGCTTTCTCTACTGTCCGGACTGCGGCAGCAAGCTGTACTTCAATCACCCGACAAGGCTCAAGACCAGCGGCACCTACATGTGCGGTTACTACATGCATTATAAGAAATGTACCACGCACTACATCCGCAGGGACGAGTTGGAACCGGCGGTTCTCGCCCAGCTCCGCGCTGACTGCGCCTATGCCAAAGAGCACGAAGCTGACTTTGTGAAAATGGTGGAGATGAAAACCCGGAGGCAGGGTGATGACGTTGTGAAAAAAGCCGAGAAGGAATACGCCGAAGCTAGGAGCAGGATTGACGAGATTGACCGGATTATCAACCAGCTTTATGAGGATAAAGTATCCGGCGGGCTAAGCGCAGACCGTTTTTCCCGGATGCTGACGAAGTATGAGACGGAACAGGAAACACTGCGGTCGAAATGCGAACAGCTGCAGACGCAGATCACCGCTGCCAAAACTACATCGGACAACGCGAAACAGTTCATCCGAATGGTCAGGAAGTTTACAGACATTCAGGAGCTGACACCGGAGATCGTCGCAACCCTGATCGAGCGGGTTGAGGTCGGACAGGCGCAGGTGATCGACGGCGTAAAGAAGCAGGAAATCAAAATCATCTACAA